ATGCGTTCAATACGTCCATTCGCCTGCCCATAAGTTTCGTTGCTGTTGATCGGCCCGTACCAGATGATGGTGGACGCTGATGTAAGTGTCAGTCCATGCGCCATCGTGCCGGGATGTGCGATTAGCACATGCGGATCTTTCTGATGCTGGAAGCCGTGGAAGATCTGATTGCGCTTGTGAGCGGATACTTCACCATTCACTACGCCAATCGACCAGTGCTTGGCTAGCTCACGCTCCAGCATGTGCAGGGTGCCGGTAAGCGGAACGAACACGATCACCTTCTCGCCTGCTTCCTCGATCAGTTCCTTCACCAACTGGACACGCGGGGAGCAATCGACTTCGATGTTCTGCCCATCGTCGCCGTATGCCACGCCGCAAGCTATCTGTACGAGTTTCTGGATCTTCACTGCTTCGTTGACCGCAGTGATGACACCCCCTGCCTTCTGCTCGCTGACCATTTCAGTGATGAAGGTCTTGAGCATCTGGTTGTAGTGCTTGCGCTGCTCGGGAGTCAGGTCAACCTGTCGCGTCTGCACCACGGTATCGGGTAGGTCGAAGCACTCGTCCCGCGTATAGCGGACTGCCGGTTGCAGGATGTGTTTCACGACTTCGACGGACTCGGGCCTAGGAATATATTTCCACTGCCCGATCTTCATCATCACTTGGTCCCGAAACCCGGTGAACGTCTTGGTACAGAACGGGCTGTTGACCAACTTGGCTAGCGCCCATGCGTCGGTCGGATCGTTCGGGGTAGGGGTGCCGGTCATCAACCACAAACGAGTTTCTGGATTCTGGTCCATCCACTTACGGAAAATCTTGAACCGGCGCGTGGATGGGTTACGCAGGACTGCCGCCTCGTCCACGATCACCAAGTCGAACATGCCTGTGGCTTCCTGTGCGATGATCTGGAAGCCGTCATGGTTCACGATGTAGAAGTCGGCCTCGGTGCGCAGCAGCTTTCTGCGGCGCTCTGCGGTGCCGTGTAGCACCACCGCTTTACGGTGTACGAAGCCCATGAAGATGGCATCGCCCCATACACGCTCCAGCGTGGACAGCGGGGACATGATAAGAACTTTACGTATCTCCCCCGCTTTCATCAGGTAATCCGCAGCCCATAGCGCAGATTGCGTCTTGCCGGTGCCAATCTCGTTCAGCACCAGACCACGGGACTGGAGGGTAAGGAACGCAGCAGTTTGTTTCTGGTGTTCGTAGGGCGTGAACTGCCCCGGCCAGTCGTAGTAGTGGAGGATGGGCGAGGGAGCCTTGATGCCAAGGTTCCGGAGGATCCTGACAATGGGGGTACGGTGTGGTGTCACCACGATGGGGATGCCGCGCACACTAAGAGAACGAGCGCCGGGAACTGATTCCAGTACTCGGGCCGGGTTGTTCAGCTTCAGTGCGAGGGCTTTAGCCTTCTCGACAACGAGCATTATGTGTCACCTTCACGAAAATATCTTTTTATATGAGACGATGACCGCCTCGGCTTGCGCCAATGTTGCGTCATCGTAAACCAAGAACCACCTGCCGCCAGCCAACTCAATCTGCGAAGCACACGCCAACTGTAGGTCGGTGGGCCGTTTGCGAGCGTCAGCTTTACACTCTATTCCTATAAACCTCCCGCCGACGCAACAGACGAAATCTGGAATCCCTGACTTGCCGTAGCCGTTGTTACCGGGAAGGAAGTACCAGACCTTGTGCGCCTTGAGCATGGCGCGAACCTTGTCTTTGACTCGACCTTCCGGTGTGTTGCTCATTATGAGTGTCTTTACGCCGATGTCAAGTGGATCGGGCGACCCGGTGCCCGCAATGCGTACGCACAATCGTGTTGCGCAGGGCAGTAACCGCACAGTCCGCTGGGCTTGGCGGGCCAGTTGTCATGCTCTGCCGACTGGTAAATGCGGCGGATCTTGCCAAGGATATCGGCCCAAAGCGCGTTGGACTGCTCTCGTAAATATACTTCGGTGTCCATTTCGTACTGCCGGAGCCACACGAGGGACGTATCCACACGCCTGATTTGGGGGTAGTGCTTGAACACTTGGGCAGCGAAGATACCCATCTGGAAGAAGTCCGGTTTACGTTTGCCGGTTTTCCAATCCATCACCACGGCTCGGTCTTTCCGCAGGACGAGGATATCCAGCTTGCTGCGCAGCCATGCGTCAGGCTCCCACCAACCTGTTGGTGTGAGCGTTTCTGTCAACACTAGCTCCTTCTCAACGAATAGCTCGCCCCCCTCGGCGGCGCGTTCCAGTGACCGGCACAGTGGCTCGTAGGGCATGGCCTCGACCGGGAGACCGTGCCCGTCGCGCATCCGTGCCTCTAAATGGGCGTGGACACGCTCCCCGTACTTACTGGCTTCGCCCCCTTCGTCCACAATATCTTTCAGTACACGCTGCCGGTAGTACCGCTGCGGACAGTTTTCGTAAAGTTTGATAGCCGAGTACGAGTGCTGTAGCTGCATAGGTTTTCGCCCCAAGGTCGGTCCTCGGGGCGCTCAGTCAGTGGAGATTTGAATATACGCCGACGCCATACCGAGTCAAGTTTTCTTTCGCTTCGGTGGAGGCTGACGGTTCTTGGCCTTGTCTGCGGCGCTGAATTTGCCGGGTTGCCAGCCTACCCACGGATGGTCGGGCTTGGGCTTTCTCTGGAAGCGTTTGTCGATCATACGTCACCGTAGTTGTCTGCAATGCCTGACTCGCACGCCACTGGTAGATCAGGTGCCCACGTCGGGGGTGTGGACATGACACTGACAAGATACTGCTCAGCGTTGTGCTGGTCCTTCTCCTCTGCGAGCGTCACGATTTCGTCGTGAACTTGGAACGCTACCCTGTAGCGGCGTCCCGTAGCGACCATCTGCTCGCGGATGACCAAGGCAGCAAGCGCCTGCACCACGTTCTCCGTCACCTTGCCACCGTAGATCTTCGTCCAATCCACCTTGGCATCGGCACCAGTGATCCGCTCGCGTGCGGCCTTGATGTACTGGCGCGGGTTCGCACAGTAGGAGAAACCGTCCTGTGTCCGTCGCAGCAGGGGGTACTGGATGCGCAGTCCGTTCGGCAGGACGATACCCTCGGAATCATAGGGCAGTATAGTTTCGTGAAGCTGCCCGCACCCGTTCTGGGTCATGGCAGTCAGGACGTAGTTACACTTCTGCCAGAACTGGACGATCTTCCAATTCTTCGTCCGGTACAGGCGAACGATGCGCTCGGCCTCAACCAAGTCAATCTTGACCGAGATACCGCCCTGTCCTATCTCCAGTGTGCGCTGGAATTTGGCCGCACCCATGCCGTAGCCAAGCCCCAAGATACAGGTCTTGCCGACGAACCGTTCCAGCTTGTCAGCCTTCGTGATCGTACGCCCATAGATTTCGGTGGCGAACTCCGAGTACACATCTCGGCCCTGCGCAAAGGCTTCGACAAGATCTTCCTGACCGGCAAGCCATGCGACGAGGCGAGCTTCAATCTGGCTGGAATCACAGGCGACGAACACCCATCCGGGTGGCGCACGCAGCGCACGACGTATAGATACGTTGCCGCGCTTGGGTAGATTCTGGAGGTTGAGCTTATCTCCCCCGCTGAACCTGCCGGTGTGCGCCCCGTAGTAGTTCAGCATGATCGGCAGTGCGCCACGTTGGGCGACACCTATCAGATTCTCGGTGCGTGTTTCTTCGATGGTAGACTTGACGCCTAGCCGGGCTGCCACCGCAGCCTGCACACGCTCATCAGGATGTTCCTGTAAGGCAAGCAGACCCTTGTCGGTCTTGGCAAATGCCCACGAAACCTTACCCGTCCTCGGACTGATCTTGGTCGGCGGGTCCACATTCAGATGCTGAAGATACAGAGCAAACTTGTCGTTGCTCATCAGCATTTCTTCAACCGTGTGTTCTGCGTGAGCGCGGTTGGTCGCAATGGTAGACAGCAACATCCGCTTGCGTGTGCGTACGGCATCCAAGTGCTCGCGCAGCAGATCTTCGTGCAGTTCCACCACCGGCTCGGTGTACATGCGCAGCGTCTGGTCGATGACCATTAGCTCAGACACCGGGATCTTCTTCTTGAGGATGTGGAACAACTCGTATGTCAGTTCTACGTCGTTGCAGCAGTAGCGTCCGTACGCAGCAAGTTCTTCTGGTGTGAAGTCCACGCGCCGCTTACCTTTGGCGGCGATTACTTCATCACCTTTCCTGCCTATGCCGTAGTACTCAGCCAGTGCCTTGAGCGATCCCCCCACCATCAGGCTATGAAGCGGGCGGGACATACTGAGTGTGTCGAACCAAAACTTTGGCTTGATGCCGAACTTCCATGACAGGATGGCACCATCGAACGCAGTGTGGTGGCACAGGATGGCTCGCTTACTGTAGTCGAGCGAGCGCAGGAACTTGCCGGGGTTGCTCCCGCTATACCAGTCGGTCGGATGATTGTTGACCTTGATGCCTACGCCGATGATTTCGAACTTGGGATCACGGATATATTGCTCGGTGGTGATCTTCGACAACGAGTACTCGTCGTCGTAGAAGGTTTCAAAGTCAATCGTTACCAGATCCATCACTTAATCCGCTCTTGCGCAGCACGCCACACCATGTATGACTTTGCTACCTCGGGATACTCACGCTGGACATAGGCAACGAAGTCCCTGTCCTTCTCTTTCATAAATTCTATGTCGCGCTGTATGTTGTAGAGGTTGTTGTAGAGGGACATGATTTCCATTTCAACAGCCTGCGGGTCCAGCACTTTGACATTGGTGCCCGCTGTCGGCAAGTACACCGACACTGATATCTGCTGCATGTTGCCACCTACTTGAGCAGTCGTTGTTTGGCTTCGAACGCAACCATCAGGCTACGCAGTTCTTCACTCGCTGCCAGTGCGAACTCCATGAACTCCAGCATTCTACGGAACTTCAGAATATCTTCCTCGTAGATAACCGTAGAGCCGATGTTGATCTGATGCACCATCATTGTCCGCAATTCCTGCTGACGTTGACGCTGCTTCTCGGCGTATATTTCACCAAGAGTGATGTTGTCACCTGTATACGAACTCATTTGTCACCCTTCTTTGTTGTCACGGCAAGTGCCTGATCGTGCAGTAGATAAGCATCCAGAACACTAGCCCATATACAACTCCGATTATCGCCCCGCGAAAGAACCGCAGCCCCTCACACTCTACTTCGTATTCGTCGTTCATGGCAGGAACCACAGGGAAGGACCGACCTTCACTACAAAGTAAACGAGCAGCAGTCCACCACCAAGGATGGCTGCAACACGGAACCAGTCAGGTTTTTTCTGCGGCATTGATGCTCTCCAACATCTTGGCCCATGCCGCTTTCGCTTTCTGCAACTTCAGATAACGGCGGTATTCTGAAGTGTGGAACAACTCGGGAATACTAGCTGCCGCTACCAGCGCGAACAGGATAAACGTCGGGAAAGCAAGCGCCCAAAACAACTGCACATATGTTTCTTCAGTCATAATCCTCTCCGACAGGTTCAAGAATGACCGTAAACGCTTCACACCCAATATACTTGGGCATGTCCTGATGCCGATACCACCAGTTGTCGGCATCCATAATGGTGCTGAATGGCCCGCGCCGTTCATAGATGACCGGCTCGCTGGCTTGTCGCGTTGCGAGTCGATCAACAATCTCGACTACATAAAGATGTTGTCCGGTGGTGATCGTCATCATCCCACCACAGCCAGAGCATAGCTCGGCTATATCGGACTCCGTACTGCAAACCTTGCAGTAGAACATGGACTGCCCTCCATAAGCCGAATCGGGGCACCGCTCGGCAAACACGGTTCCTAGACGGGGGTCTAAACCGCCGCCCCTAGCTCGGTCAACTGAACATACTGCCCTGCTCGGCAGCGATCAGCAGATCACACTCGTGCTTGATCTTCTCCAGATCTTCGACGCCGCCCTTCTGCCGCCACCGGGTAATGCGCTTGACGATGCACCCGTCGAGGAAGCCCATGTCATTGGCGACGATGTACTGGATCGGCTGGATAGACAGGTGCTTGTAGTGGGTGCCGCCAACCTGTACGTCAAGCGGGTCCACTACTGCCGGGGCAGGAGTGACGAACTCGGGCACCACTGCTTCCATCGCAGCCACACGCGCCTTCGCCTTTTTCATGCGCGTGGCAGCACCCTTCTTCGCCTTCATCTTGGAGCGAATGGTGTAGACGTACGACTTGCTCACGCCCACCTTACGGGCGATTGCTGCCGGTGCAACGTCTGCCTTCAGCATGTCACGGATACGGTCTGTCTTGCTCTTTGCCATTGTCTGTCACCTCGTCTTGGAATACGCCGAACTTGGCGCGAAGTTCTACACTGTTGGTGTTGATGATGTGATCCATCGTCTGCTTAAACTGGTCAATCCTGCTCCGCGAACGCGAAGATTTTGACCATACTACTGAAGGCCGGGTCAACACAATCCCGGCTAGCAGTTCCTTGGGAAACACCTCGTCACGAATCGAAGTGTATAACAAGTCTATCCACTTTTCATCTGACCAATCAGGCACGCGATTGGCAAAGACCTTGCCGTTGCTGGCCGTGTACCTCGGCCCCTTATGCTCAAGCTGCTTTTCAATGGCCTCAAATACACCCAGCTTGGCACGCATGACAATATGTCGCTTGAAGTTCTTCAATGCACGCAGCCAAACTTTACGCGCCTCGCTGTCAATACGATCAGTCAAGTCAGGTCGTGCATTGAGCGCATTGCCAGTGGACAGGTCGAATTGCAGCCCGACAAACAACTCGGGCGCAGTACTTTGCCGCGTCCAGTAGTTGTCCTCCAGCTTCAAAGATCGCAGCGGCAGGATACGGTAGCGTTTCTTGCCAGCCCTCCCCCACGCAACTGGAGCCAGTCGGTGGAGACTACTGGACAACGTATTGCTGATTGTCCTCCCTTCGTTACCGTCGATCAGCATGGTCAACGTATTGTCAGGTGATATCCGGCAGATGCGATGACCGTACACCAGTACGATGTACTCATCCCCCTCCCGAACCACCTTCCCCCATCGGTTGAATGGTCGCCCATTGGTCTTGGACCGGGCGCGAGCGAACCAACGCTCAGTATCTGCGTATGTTTTCAGTACGCAACTCCCGTACAAGTGATGATCCATATGGTTACTCCTAGGCTGCAACATCACGAACTACGCCCATTACGCTGGGCGCGTTCATCATGCGAGCCTTAGTGACTTGCACGACACCGAACGTGGCGAACTTCTGCATCATGTCAGTGTCGTACCACGCGTCAACATGTGGCGGTGCGCAAGCACTCTGGTGTCGGGACGTAGTACTACTGTACCTGTCACGGTTGCCATACCACATGACAGTATCCACATCCCAAATGTACATCGGGAAGTGACTGCCATAGCTAAACACAACATACCAGCGATGATCCCCTGAATCATCAGAGTACCACCGTCCATAGATGTTGTTGCCGGTAAATATCTCCCTGCGCCGAACGCAAGTTCCGGCTTCGCGCAGCGTTGTGTATGGCATTACTGCCCCCGTATCTTGCTGAAGGATGCGAGCGCAGTCATGCGGTCGAGGTCAACATCCATTTCAACCTCTTTGCGCTTACGCTCCACTATCTCTTTGTGCTTTTCCTTCACTTCATCGGGGACCAGATCCCACAGTGGGGGCCATGCCTTCAGTGCCGGGGCCAGCGTAGCGTATGCGTTGATGACCTTGGACACGGACTCAGCAAACTCGTTCTGCTGCTTCTCGGCAAAGTCCACACGCTTGCGCCATGCTTCCACTTCCTCCTTGAACTCATTGAACACCGGGTCATCCCGCAGGATCAGATCGCCACTCCAGCCGGATTTGTGGCACAGCAGATCACCAACATACTTGTCGGGCATGTTGGCAGGCCACGGTCGGGCAGGTTTCAGTTCATAGGTCAAACCCACCTTGAAACTGCCAATACTGCGGATGGTTATGCCATCCTGCTTGGGGAACCAGTACGAAGGCAAGTCAGCCAGCGTAGAAGCTACGTTGCCGAACAGGATATCGTACAAGCGCCCTCCCCAATCCTTGGGGGAGTCAGCATTTGCTGCTGATACCGCAGGCTGAAACTTCGCCCTCGCGTTCGCCACAATGCGGTCGCGCAGTTCGCCAGAAAATTTTACTGTTGCCATCTGTCACCTCAATATCTTAGTGTTTGTCAAGCGGCGGGATAAATCGCTGGTACGGATTCTCCCGCACCATCACGGCAAGCGGGGCCATCTGGTACGACTGTCCGTCGAAGTTGACGGCACAGATTGCGTCAACAAGTTGGCCAGTCTCTTTGTCCATGACCTCCATGATGCAAGCGTCATCGTTAAGGATCGCCCGCTTGAGCGTTTCGAAGTTCGCTACTGCGCCTTTGGGGATGGCCATCACATCACCACCACTTCGCCAAAGGGCGGCTTGCCGTAGTGACCGTCAGCATGATCGTGCGTGGATACCCACAGCACCGGACAGTCGGGCGGATTGCCGTAGTCGTCGCAGTACAGGTCGGTCAGGAACACCACAGCAACTGGCTCGATGTTGTGCTCCCGCATGTACTCGAACACCGGGGAGAACGCAGTACCACCGCCACCGTGCGGCTGGATATTCAGGTCATCCTGCTGCTCGTAGCACTCGTAGTGCGACACCTCGCTGTCGAAGTACACGACATGGATCTTGGTCGGGAACATATCGTCCTTGACGCAGCGCACCTCGGCAGCAAACTGGTTCAGTTCGTCCTGCCCAATGGAACCAGAGCAGTCCACTGCGAACAGCAGTTCGCCCAGCACCTCGCCGGATACTGTAGGGAGATACAGCCCTTGTGAAATGAACCGGCGATTGGGCCGCGCAAACGACCGATCATCGGTCTTGCACTTGGTCAGGAAGCGATACAGTACGTCGCGCCAATCGACCTTGGGGCTGAGTACTTCATCGACCAGACGCTGCAAACCTGCGCTCATCTTGCCCATCATCTTGGCAGCTTGCGCAGCCTGTGCGACCTTGACCTTCCACTCGGCTTGCGCCTGTGCCTGCTCTGCTGGAGAGCCTTCTGCATCCTCACAGTCATCCATCGGGTCGCCTTCGCCACCATATCCACCGCCACCGCCACCGCCGGGTTCATCTGGCAGGATGTGGTAGATACCGTCAGTACTGCCGCCGCCAGCCTGCCAGATAGCATCATTCAGCAATCCGTTGGCAGGCATCTTGCCGATCCGATCCTCGGTCAGCAGCTTGTTGATGACGTAATCGCCAGCCTTGTTCCACTTGCGCGGATCACGACTGCCACGCCGGTAGTTATGCTCCAGCATCGGGTGCATACACTCATGGGCGACAAGGAATTTCACTTCCTCGTCGGACAGTTCCATGACGAACTCCCGGTTGTACTTGACCCGCTTGCCGTTGGTAGCGGCAGTCGGGATGTTGTCATCCAGTTCCATCGGCATGTTGAGCGCAATGGTGCCAATGAACGGATGCTCCAGAATCAGCGATGTACGCGCCTTGTATAGACGCAGCATGATCGCTGCGTCATCGGGCACGACACCAGTCTGTTGCGCCTTACGGCGACTTGGTGCCACGCTAGTCATTGTTTTGTCTCCCTATTACTCTACCCGCAACACTTCCACGCACTTCTTGTCGCGGTTGATGGCGACCGTCACCTTGCCCTTGCCAAGCGAATGGCAGAAATGTGCAGAGATACCGCTCGACAGTGGACCGGGCAGGAAGTTGCCGAATGGTACGTCGATGCACTGATCCACCTGTATGTCTCCCACGATGGGCAGGTAGTACGCTCGCATCACCCCATACGGATGCCGAAGCTGACGCTTACGCCTTTCGGGTTTCGGCTCCGCATACGGCAACGTGCCGTAGTGTGTGCCATCCGGCATGATGATACGGTACTGCGCACCAGACGCATTGAGCGTAGCCAGTGCCTTCTTGAGCATAACGCTGTTGTTGTCCATCAGTTGGCTCCCATAAAGACGCCCATCGCGTCCATGATTTTCTTCGCCTCTGCCGCAGTGTCCCGACGCAAATCGGGGTTGTTGCGGATTGCATCGGGATGATGCAGTAGTTTGCTCTCCACTTCCTGCCGCAATGTCTCCAGATTGGGGTCATCGGTCAGGTTCAAACGCGGCAACAGATCGCACAGTTCCCTAGCATTCTCCATCATCGTGTCACGGAAGATAGCCTTGGGGTCTGCGCACTTGTCGGCAATGTGCTTCACTCGGTCGTACAGTCGCTGCCATACCTCACGCATGGCCGCAGACTGCGCGATTGACACACGCTGCTCAACTTCCTGCTGGATGCGAGTCAGTTCCTCGCTGCCGATCTGCACACGGAAGTCATTGGCAGGCACAGGGAAGATTGCCAAGTCGATGTTGAACTTGAGCCGCAGTTCATCCAATGACGGATAGTCCTGCGGATTGTACAGTTCACCCAGCGAGTGCTTGGCATCGTACTCTGCCTTCCACTTCAACTGCTCGTACTCGTTCAGGAAGTTGCTGACCAGTAACTCCCACTCGCCTTTCTGCTTCCTGAAGTCGGTCATAAAGTTCAGGTAGTTGGCAGTGGGCAGGATCTGCATCCCATCCAGACCCCACGGCAGCGTGTTGTCGTAGAACGCTGCACGGATGAGGTTCGACTTGCTGTGTACTGCCGCCAATTCGTCATTGCCGGGCAACAGCACCTTGTTGTACCGCCCTGCGGCAGTAGTGGTGTTGAAGTCATCGGCAACACGTTTGGACGCCTTCCTGTCGAACTTGCGTCCAGACCACTGGCTTATCGCCAGTTGCACAAGCAATGCTCGGTCATTCAGGTTCATGTGATTCCCCTATGTGGTCAGAACAGGACGTTCTGGTGCTTGATCGCCCATCGCGTGAACGCTGCCGTATTGGACAGGTCAGGATCACGACGGCAGGCATAGGACACCGACAGCACGCTGAAGTCAGGCGGCATACGCTCGCAGTACGTCACCATGCGGTCGAAGTTGCCGTCAGTTGCACGGTTGGCAAGTGCTCCAGCCAGCGCATACAACGTGGCAGGATCTTTCGGCACCTCGGCCTTGTCGGGGTTCATCAGGATGTTGTCGGGATTGGGCAGCTTGCGGTAGATCCGCACGAAGCCGACGAACTCGGCAGCAGCACCTTCGCCAACGGCACCTTTGAACGATTCGTACTCGGCATCAGGTTTCACCGTGCCAAGCACATCGCTTACACCTTCGACCCAACTGCGCGGAGTCGGATTACTGTCGCGCTGTGGATCGTATTCGTGCAACAGACCGGGACGGAAACGGATGAACGAAATCACCTCGGGGCGCACACCGTTGTCGATCATCCATTGCGTGGAGTCGTCCAGATGCGTCTCCATTTCGTACACAGTCTCACGATTGCGCAGATGGCCCAGCACACGATTGGCACCAGCACGATCCTGCTGGCGATTGCCGGTACTCGTCACCATCCAGCCATCGGGCATCGGTACACCATGCAGGCGTCGAGCCTGACAGATGTTGGCCATGACCTTCTGGATATCCGCCGCTGCCTGATTGCGGTCATCAAACAGCAAGATACCGTTGTCCGGTGACTTGCCCTTGATCGGATACCAGTCGGGCAACCGATAGCAGAACCGCGACGTATCGGAACTAGACAGGATATCGGGCACACCGAAGTCCTCGACCAGCATCGTAGGCATGTGCAGTTCGATCACTGGAATATCCAGTTCCTCGCCGCACTGGTGTACGACCGAAGTCTTGCCGCCACCGGGCGGGCCTTCGATAGCGATGGTACGCGGATGCTTGACCTGTCCGGAAAGGTACGCTTTGTACAGATCCTTGACCGTTTCCTTCATCAGAGTTGGACGCATTGTAGTTACTCTCCCTTCTTGAACAGACGATGATCGGGACCATACGACACAACCACATCGGGCTGACCTTGTGCCCGTAGCGCATTGCGCGTCACCTTCGCTTCAGCTTTGTTGCTGAAGTACATGGGCTTACCGTGATCAGTCACAGCAGGTCCACCCTTACGAATCCGCAGCATGAACAGTTGCTTCATAACTTCTCCTTCTTCACGATGGTCAACACAATGTGCTTACCGGGCCACAACGCGCCCAGCATCAGCACCAGACAGAACTTGTCCAGCCATGCTTCCGCATAGGACTGCGGTGAAGCATTCCAGCCGAAGTAAGCAGTCTCCCCCAACCATAGGCCGAAGCCTATAGCCCACAGGATGTTGCGGTTTGATATACGAATCATCGTCTACCAACCATGCAGTTGGGGCACAGCGAATCGCAGTCCTGCTGCTGGTAGAAATACCCGCAGTCGCCGCACCTGTGGACACGGGGAAACGTCTTGTTGCAGGACTCAACGTAGCGTTCGCCCTCCTGTACATGGAAATCCAGATCCTTCATCAACTGCTCGGCATAGTCCTGCGCCTTGCCGCGAGTAAAGCCGTTGAGTACGGAATCCGTCGTGATATCCAGCAGCAATGATGCTTCTGCCAGTGTCATGCGCAGGCAGACAGTCACCGTCCCTTCACGTTGTTCATTTATGATTGATGACATGCTTCATTCTCCATTCGTCCGCATTGAACATTTTCTTCTGCAACTGCACGTTAACTGCCCAGTCACCTCCCCAGTTTCCCTGTACTTTATCCAGCATACTGCGCAGTTCAGTACGCCAGTCCCTCTTGCGGTCCATACGCCGTTTGGCGACTTCCGCAAATCCCCACAGTGAAATAGCTTCCACCGTGAGCGAATCGAATTTATGTATGTCACCAGCAGGGCGCAGACGCTTGCGTTGTCTGGTAGTAACCTTGCCATACAGCGTGTCCGTGTTTTCGAACCACAGGACAGCATGTTCGTCAAACACGAACAAAGGCTTGGCATACTTGCTGGTGCCGCTGTAGATCACATAGTTCCGTCTGGTGGTCTGCTCCCACACAGCTTCCACCGTCCAGCCGTGGACGTTATCCACGCAATGGAACTGTGATACCCATCGCGCCATGCACATGCTTGCGTCGAACGCTCTGCGATGCGCAGCAAACTGCGCAGCCTTCTGTATGTTCACCAGTTGCACGAGCGCCGAATCCTTGCCGTATGGACTGTCGTATTTCTTGGTGGGCATCATCCTAGTTCCCCCATGTTGGGTTCATGCGCAAACGTATGCCGAAAGGCAGCAGTGTGAGTCCTGCTGCCCTTGAGCATCAGTTCTGCCCCTTGCGGTAGGTGGTGCCCTTGGTCTTGACCGTCTGCGGTCCAGTGGGCGTCTGGATCGTAGCGAAGTGCGTGGACTGGTGGAACATACGCACCGGCATCTTGCGCGGTGTGCTGCTGTTGGGCCGGTTGATGCGGGTCTTGGCAGACATGGTTCAGTACCTCCAAGTGATCATGGTGTAGTTGCGGGTATCCCAGCCGATGCGGACGAATCGCACATCGACCGGGAACCACATGGGCAGCTTGCAGCACAAGCGTACAAGCCAGTGATTGGATCGCAGGATCATCAGAAGATCCCCATAGCGTCGAGGATGCGGCGATTGGCGAACTCCCGCGCCTGCCGCATCGTGGCGAAGTACTGCGTACGGTAGAGGTTGATGTTGCGCTCAGTCGGGGCATAACCCCGAAACTGCACGACGTACTGCGGACGGTTCCGCACCTTGTGGATGGTAGCTTCCACCATGTCAGTACTGCTCCCCTGCGAGATACGCCATGCAGTCGCCGCAACCGCACTTGTGCGGGTCGTTGGACAGATGCCCGAACTCACGGACATCCTCGTAGCGTTCGTCCCACCTGCGCCCATAACGGTCCACAGGTTCAGGCTCGGTGGAAGGCTCGTCATCAGGCTGGATATCCTCGCCACAGACGACACACAGCCCGTCCTCGTCGTAACGGTGCTGGTGCGGAGCCATTGCCGCCTGATACTTCAGCCAGTGTTCCATCTGCCACGATCCGGCCCATGCTGTGGCCTTGTCGCGGCATCCTGCGCCGAAGTAGGCGCGTTCGACTTCCTCGCCGTTGATGTAGCAGTTCACCTCGTAGAAGGATGTTTTCGGTTCATGGGTAATACGAAACCCGACAGCATAGCTACTGTCGGGAGTGCTGAACTCGCTGCGCTGTACGATCATTGCCATTGTCGGCTCCCGTTGTGGGTGTAAGGTTAGGGGCGCAGTGTCAGTCCTGCGCCCCGTTGTGGTCAGAAGCTGAACTTGGGCTTGCTGGTGCCCCTGCTCGCCTTCTGGTCGGCCTTGACGACCGCAACGCTCGCCATACCGAACTTGTGCGACACCAGCAGGGTGTGGCCATCGGGCACCTTACCCGCCTTCGTCGCAGCGGCGATAAACGCGCTGTTGAACTCGTCACGGGCGGCATTGGCCGCCTTCTGCGCTTCGCGGAACTTGGCCAACTGCTTGGCCATCTTCTCGGGAAGGGCGCTCTCGTCAATCTGCACCCAAGTCGCCTTGTTGGTCTTGCTATCCATATGCCCTCCTTTGGGCTACTTCACCTAGTGGCTCGGCGGACTTGCCGGGCCGAAGGTCAGACTCTCATGGCCGGGCCGCGGTGTCAAGTTTTGGGCCGGGGCATATGCAACAATCTACGAATTGTGTAAACAATCTACGCAGCGATCTACGACTGATGCAAACTTGACATGGGGAAAATACTAGGTGGGACAATGGGTTGGGAGCGTGCGATCTAGATGATCTAAATAATCTACGGAAAAAATGTAAAGGGCACTCTAAGTGTGTTAGCTCCTGTATGTTTATACAGCCCAAGAAAATCTCTCACGGGAGTGCTACTAAAAAAGTGTAGATTATATAGATTATATAGATCGTCGTTTGTGGATATCTTCCACAATCGCATGGCAAATCAACGACTTGCAAAACGTAAAGTGTAAGGTTTTTGGGTAATATTTTACGTTATTCGGTATAGTTTCACGTAGATTGTTGGGCGTATAGTATAGATTGTTGACAATTTGACGTTTTGCCCCCCATTTTATGCATAGTAAGCCTCATACGCATCATGTGCGCGTGCTAGCGCCCCCCGACGTATGGAGAGATCGAAGATCTCGACAACGGCGCACGCGGGCAGCGCGGCAACAAAAAGGCCCGGCAGCCTCTCGACTACCGGGCCAATCCATCACGGATGCTTCTGCAGGGTCAGCTTGATCCGCTGCATGTGCCGTTCCATCCGCTTCAGCTTCGCATCAGTCCGAGGATTCGGCGGGAAGTGGTCATGCGCGTCGATGAACTGCTCACGGGCAAACTGCAACCGCTCAAATTCACGGCGAAGCTGCTCGTGCCAGCCAACATCTCTCACTGTGATTTTCATCGCTTTCGCTCCAATCAGGGTGGAAAAAAGAGAGCCGGTGTCAGTCCCGGCTCCCGAGCCTCAAGCGTCCAGCTAGTGGGTTAGAACTTGAACTTGGCTTTGCCGCCGCTGCTGGACTTGGCGTCCGGGTCAGCGAAGGCGATGGCCAGCTTGCCGAAGTTGTGGCCGACCTTGGCCACCTTACCGGCGGGAACCTTTCCCGCCTTGGTCACGGAAGCGATGAACGACGTGTTGAACGCATCCCTCGCCTCAGTTGCGGCTTTCGACTTGGCCCTGTAAGCCGCCAGCATCTCTGCCTGCTGCTTGGTCAGGGAACCTTCATCGACCTCAAACCAACTAAGCTTTTCGCTCATTTGTGAGTCCTCCGGTTTGTTAAAGTCGCTGGAGCACTTGAGGCTTTTCGCGAGTACCGTTCGTTCCCGGTACGATTCCAGACTCTCACAACTATGCACGATAGTAAAGTTTAGGCATGATTCGGCCCGCTTGCGGGCGCAATCGTGCGCGGCTCGCGCAAGCGCGGCGGCGCGACCGGGGAGGGGAGGGGGGGCACATGGACAGCACGATTACACCCGCCCCCTGTTGATAGTAAACCACTCTTAACACGACCCAAAAAACCAACGTGTAAAGTTTCCTTATACATGGCCCAGATGTACCGTTTATCCCCGGCATAACACCCGAAAACATCCTTTTCTTTGTCTCCCCAAGCCGAAACTTGCGCCTGATTGTGCGTGTGCGATATTCGCGCCGTCGTCCACCCATCAGTCTGGCGATGTGGCATGTACGCATGGGAACTCGTACAGTGAAGGGGCCGGGGGAGCCGTAAGTTGCGGATTTTCACATTCCCCCGTGAGGCTTTACCGTGACCGACTCTCCCGGCGGGACGACACCCATCAGGAGGTTCCCATGAGCTATTACTTCAGGGTTTTCTTGATCGGCCTCGCATTGCTGGGGTTGATCGTTTTCCTGTGCCTCCACTCACGGCTCGCCTATCCGAACGTGGATTTTCCCGTTGCGGTCAACTTCCCGAAGCAGTACACATGGGCGGATGGCAGCGTGCTGCCGCCCGACCAGTTTCAGGGCACCAAGATTCTGTACGGCACCTGCGACGAGAACACCGAGATCGGAGAATTGCTGGGTGAAGTCATGGCACCGAGTACGTCCAACAGCACCGGCACGTTCTACGTTCCTTCGGGGCAGATCCTGTGTTTCGTCGCAGTGGTGGTTGACCTTGACGGGCAGCCACTGGGCAAGTCCTACGTCGTGAAATTCTCGACCAAGGGAGTAGTGCCGAAATCGCCCGTCAACATTTTTGCCGGTTGAGGTAGCCATGCCGATCAAGTATCTCCGCACATTCCTGTACACCTTCCTGCTGCTTGCCTTCCCCGCTGCTGCGGGCGAAATGGATGTCACATGGACCGCGCCGGTCACGAACTGTGACGGGTCACAACTGACCAACCTCGCGGGGTTCGACGTACGCTGGGGGACCGGGACACAGAACCTGCCCGACCCGGCAGTGACGGGGCATGTCATCACCGGCTTGCCGCCGGGCGACTGGTGGGTGGGGGTGTCTGCCTACAATTCAGACGGTGAGTGGAGTCAGTTCATCACGGCGACCAAGACGGTCACGCCGGAAGAATTTGTCACTACCGGAACCGTGGTGTATACGTTCGTCAAGCGTGAAAACGGCATCATCGTGTTGCCGGTTGGGTCTATTGCGCTCGGCGTCATGTGTGATGCGGGGCAGTCGGTGAACGGCAAGTATGTCGTCCCGCGAGCGGAGGTCACATGGAGCGGTTTGACAAGGCCAACAGTCGTGGTCGCGGATTGTGGATGAAGGTGAAACAGCAACTGCAGAAGATCTGCAAGCAATTTGACAAGCGGCCAAAACCGCTGAAGGAGCTTCGAACATGGCAAACCTGAAGATCGACTGGACTCTGCCGACGCAGCGGGAGTCGGGCAAGCCCCTCCCGGTCGGTGAGATCAAGCACGTTCTGATCGAGATTTCGGCGGATGGGGTCAACTTCGGCCCGGTTGGTACGTTTCCGCCGACCGTCCTGACGACCGAGGTGCAGGACGTTGACGTTGGTGAGTGGACGGTCAAGGGCCGGGCGGTCGATCTCAAGGACCGGGCTTCGCAGCCGGTCACGGCATCGCTTGTCATCGCGGACGAGACCCCGCCGGGAGCGCTCCCGACGCTGACGCTTACCCTGATCTGATGCCAGATGAGGGAGCCACATCGTCGCTGCAGGATCTGCGCGTGTCCTATACGCGGCGAGAAGGCAGACCTCGACGGCAAGTGCTTTCGATGCCGGGAGCGGAGTAGGAAACCCAAACCCATATGTCCGTACTGTGGCAGAGGGTCTACTCCGCTCCGACTCAAGAACGCCGGGATGTGCCTGAAATGCGGGGATCGGCGGGCGTCGGCACCGATGGAACTGGTCGGAAGGGAACGGGAACATGCGATAGCGCAGTTCATGGAGTGGTTCGCCACTACCAAGAGTCCGTGGGAGCGTGCCCGCAGCGGACTGCGCATGTTCGTTCCTGACGACGGTTCGCTATACTGGCCCTGACATGGACAGAAGCCCGCTACTGCAAACCAAGTGGTCTGACCGACTGGCGTTCGACGTTGCGTTGACGCTGGAAGGCAGTGGTGACTCGCTACAGGACATCATGGGGCGGCACCGCATTACCGCTAACGACATCCTGCAGTTCAACGCCGACCCGATCTTTCTGAAGAAAGTTGACCACTATCGGGGCGAGATCCGCGACAAGGGCATGACGTTCCGGTTGAAAGCCAGAGCGCAGGCCGAAGAACTCCTGACCACTTCCTATCTGTTGATCCACGATCCGGCAGTGTCGCCCGCTGTGAAGGCGGATCTCATCAAGTCCACCGTCAAGTGGGCCGGGCTGGAGCCGAAAGACTCCAGCGTGACTGGCGGCGATGCCGGTGGTGTTCGCATTACAATCAACCTAGGCCCAAGGCCCGAAGATGCAAGAATCATCGAACACGACCCTGTTGCAGAGTCTGAGAGCGAGGTTCACGACGCAGCATGACGGATATCCGGCTGCGATCATCAACAACTCCGTCGAGTACCACAACTTCACGCTGACGCTGAAGGCGCAGAAGATTTCCTACCTGACCAAGATCCGCAAGGCCAAGACCCGTACCGGGCGTGGCCGCGAGTTCATCGTCATGCTGGTTGAGAATCATGGCGCTTGAGATCGACTACACCCCGCCGCCGACTGTCCAGAAGTTCATGGAGTCGAACGCCAAGATGCGCGTCATCATGGGTCCGGTCGGCTCGGGCAAGTCAGTGGGGTCAAGTTTCGAGATCGTCCGGCGGGCGAGTCAGCAGAAGCCCGGCCAGTCTGGGAAGCGCCGCACCCGCTTCGCCGTGGTCCGTGAGACTGCACGCCAGTTGCAGGACACAACCATAAAGACGTTTCTGGATTGGTTCCCGCCCGGTGTGTGCGGGAACTTCATGCGGACGACCAAGACGTACTTCTTCAGCGTCGGGGAAGTCGAGTGCGAAGTAATGTTCCGGGCGCTGGATGACGCCGACGACGTGGCCAACCTGAACTCATTGGAACTTACTGGTGCGTGGTTCAACGAGTGCCGCGACATCCACCCGGACATCATCGACGCCATGTCCAAGCGTATTGGCCGTTTCCCGTCCGCGAAAGACGGGGGGCCAACGTGGTTCGGGATGTGGGGGGATACCAACCCGCCGACGATGGACAGTTGGTGGTACTACCAGATGGAACACCTCGATCCGGCGGATGGGGTGTCGCCCAACGACAACGGCTGGGAAGTGTTCAAGCAGCCCTCGGGTCGCAGTCCTTACGCCGAGAACATCGAGAATCTGCCGGAAGGCTACTACGATACCCAAGGTCGCTCGGAAGAATACATCCGTGTATACATTGACGGTGAATACGGCCTGTCCTCCTCCGGTCAGCCGGTCTACAAGTACTTCCGGCCTGACTATCACATTGCGAAACAAACTTTACGGCCTATCACCAACGGGATTCGACCGATCATCGTCGGCATGGACCTCGGACTTACGCCCGCAGCCGCCATCGGCCAGCAGGATCCCCGTGGCCGAGCACTGGTTTTTGATGAGCTAGTCAGCTTCGACATGGGCATCCAGCGGTTCGTGCGGCACGTACTGAAACCCCGTATTTTTGAGCGTTTCGGTGGCAGTCCCATCCTCGTCGTCGTGGATCCGGCGGGCGTTCAGCGGGCGCAGACCGACGAGCGCAGCGCCGTGGATATCATCAAGAACGAGGGGATGAAGGTCATTCCAGCCAAGACCAACAACATATCTGCACGTATTAACGCGGTGGACGAGTACCTGATGCGTCAGGTGGACGGCGATCCGGCGTTCTTGCTGGATCCGCGTTGCTCACACCTGAAAGCAGCCATGATGGGTGGATATCGGTACAAACCGAAGGAGGAACTTGTCATCGACAAGAACCGCCATTCGCACATTGCGGAGGCACTGCAGTACCTGATGCTGCACATTACGGCGGCAGAAGGGAACGTGCTTGCGCGGCGGCGGGAGATCAAGCATATTTCGGCAGGTGGGTGGACCTGACTCTCCCTTTGGTTCGCGCCCACTGTCACCTAGCTTGGCCCCGGCCTAACCCGCCGGGGCTTTTTTCTGCCTGAACTTGACATGCAGAAACTTCCTGTTACAAAACCTGTTTAATGGCCGGACTAACTTTCCTCCGCGTGGTCAACAACGACCAGCTTGCTGCACAAGAGCAGGCTGCGGAACGTGCGCTCCAAGAAAGGCAGAATCAGCCGGTAATCATCGGTCTGGTGGGGTATTTACGCGAGTGCTGGAATGCAGCACAGCAGGCGAAGACCCCTATTGAGCGCGAGATGCTTCGGGCTTTGCGGCAGCGCAACGGTGAGTATGAGCCGGATAAGCTTGCACTGATTCGTGCGCAGGGCGGCTCCGAGATCTACATGATGATCACGGAGGTGAAGTGCCGCGCAGCCGAGTCATGGCTGCGGGACATCCTGCTCGATACAGGAATGCCCCCGTGGGATCTGTCGGCGTCTCCGATTCCAGAACTCTCGCCTGCACAGGAGCGGGAAGTCCAGAACGCATTTGCCGAGAAAGTGCTGAGCGTCGTCCAGACAGCGGGACGCGCACCGACCAAGGCAGAGCAGATTGAGATGAAGGAGATGGCGGCACAGGAATACCGCTTTTCCATCCTTCAAGCGGCGCAGGCCAAAGCCGACAAGATGGCCATCAAGATCCAAGATCAGTTCGTGCAGGGCGGCTGGGAACAGGCGTTCAACGACTTCATTACTGACCTTGTGACCTACCCCGCTGCGTTCGTGAAGGGTCCGGTTGTGCGGCGGCAGCGGGCGCTCGGGTGGAAGACACTCCCCAGCGGCGAGACTGTTGTTGATCCTATCGAACGCCTCGCGCCCGAATACGAGCGCGTGGATCCGTTCCGGATCTACCCTGAGCCGGGCATCACGGATATCAACCAAGGGTATCTTTTCGAGCATCATCCGCTGACCCGGATGGATCTGGCCGATCTGATTGGTGTTCCCGGCTATGACGAAGACGCCATCCGCAAGGTGCTGGAGATCGGCAATGGTCAGTCGTGGATTCGGGAAGATGTTGAACTGACCAAGAACGAGCAGGAGCGTAAGTTCTACTCGTTCATGCGCCCCACGGAACAGTTCGATGCACTGGAGTTCTGGGGCAAGGTCAGCGGCAAGATGCTGCTTGAGTGGGGCATGAGTCCAGAGGACATCACTGACCCCGCCAAGGAGTACGACGCCAACGTGTGGGTGGTCGGCAACTACGTCATCAAGGCGGTGTTGAACTACGACCCGCTGGGTGAGAAGCCGTACGCCAAGACCTCGTTCATCAAGGCTCCCGGCGCGTTCTGGGGTAAGGGTATCCCGAAGATCATCGAGGATCTGCAGGGCGTGTGCAACGCCGCTGCCCGTGCGCTGGTCAACAACATGGGCATTGCGTCGGGTCCGCAGGTGGAAGTCAACTTGGAGCGCGTGCCGCCCAACGAGGACATCACACAGCTTGCCCCGTGGAAGATCTGGCAGGTGACGAACGACCCTGTTGGATCGAGTGCGCCCGCAGTGCGGTTCACGCAGCCTGACTCGCGTGCCGCAGAACTGATGCAGGTGTACGAGAAATTCAGCCGACTGGCCGATGACCACTCTGGTATTCCGGCCTACCTGTACGGCGACACCGATGTGCAAGGCGCGGGCCGTACGTCCTCGGGGCTTTCTATGCTCATGGGCGCGGCTGGCAAGAGTATCCGCCAAGTTGTCATGCACATCGACATGGACGTAGTGAAACCTGTTGTCGAGCGTCAGTTCGTCTACAACATGCGCTACGATCCGGATGAAAGCATCAAGGGCGACGTTGAAGTGGTGGCCAAGGGTGCCATCAACCTCGCGGTCAAGGAGACCGTCAATGTGCGCCGCGTCGAGTTCTTGAATGCAACCGCCAATGAGTTCGACATGCCGATCATTGGTCAGAGTGGCCGCGCCGCAATCCTGCGCGAAGTGGCCAAGGGGTTGCAGATGGATGTCGATGCCGTTGTCCCGTCTCGGGAGAAGGCTGCGTTTGATGGACGCCAGCAGGCGATGGTGGCGGCGGCACAGCCGCAGCCCCAAGCCGCGCCAGTTCCAACGCAACCTGATGGCTCTCCCAAGGGTGGGATGGACGGCAATATTGTCAGTAACCGTGTGAGTGGAGCGGCCTGATGCTGAAGCCCGAACCACAGGTGATGAAGGCACTCGGCCTATTCGTCCGACAGCACCCAGAATTTCTGGCGTGGATCGAGGGCGAGTATCGTCGTGAGCTTGAAGCACTTCCGAGCGCGGTTAACAACGTGGCACTGTTTCAGGGGCGGTGCCAAGTGTGGGGCGAGATTGCGAAGCTCGCCAAAGATTCCCCTGCTATAGCGGCACAGCTTTAAGCAGCCGTTAATCACGCATACCGATAGGAGCGTTCAACATGGCCCTTCCCGAGCAGATCCGTAAGCAGTCAGAGGCAGTGCAGGAACTGTACAAGCAGATGAATGGTGAGCAGCCGCCGGAGGGGGAGACCCCGCCGGAAGATGTGACCCCGCCTGCAGATGACAGTGCCCAGCCACCTGCCGAAGCTGACGCTCCGGAAACGTCTGCTCCCCCTCCGGTTGTCGAGCAACAGCCAGAGGGTTCCAAGCCTCCGGAAGAAACTGTCCTGCAGAAGTACAAGACGCTGCAGGGCATGTACAACGCAGAGGTTCCGCGTCTGCATCAGCAGAATCGGGAACTCAATTCGCGTCTCCAGCAGATGGAACAACTGCTTGCGTCGATGCAGTCGGCGCAACCGCAGAAGCCCGCCGAGCAAGCGCCCAAACTCATTTCCGAGAAGGATGTTGAGGAGTACGGTGAATCGCTCGACGTGATGCGCAAAGTCAGTCGTGAGGAGATCAATCCGATCTTCCAGCGGCTGTCAGCCATCGAAAGCGCACTGCAGCAGCTACAGTCCAACGTCGTGCCACAGGTTCAACAGGTGGCGCACCGTCAGGCTGTCTCGGCTGAGCAGATGTTCTGGTCTGAGTTGTCAAGTTCAGTGTCCAACTGGCGGGAAATCAACGACAGTCCCGACTTCCAGTCGTGGCTGTTGCAGCCTGACCCGCTGACTGGCATCACTCGGCAGACATATCTGGAGGACGCGCAGCGGGCGCTTGACGCCCAGCGCGTTGCCAACTTCTTCCGTACGTGGCTCGACAATACTGGGCAGGGCAAAGTTGCTCAATCCACAGGACGTGCTTCCGCTGCAAGCTCCGAGTTGGAGCGACAGGTAGCTCCCGGTCGTTCGAAGAACACCGGCAACCCGTCGCAGACGAAGGGCAAGACTTGGACTCCTACTGAAATCCAGACCTTCTTCAACGAAGTCCGGCAAGGTAAGTTCAAGGGTAAGGAAGCGGAGCGCGACCGTATCGAGCGCGACATCTTCGCCGCACAGCGCGAGGGTCGCATCCAAGCAAATGCCTGATTAACGGAGAATTGTCATGGCTTACCCTGTTGTTTCTGGCCGCCCGAATTACAGCGGCAATTTCATCCCCGAGATCTGGTCGGGGAAGCTGATCGAGAACTTCTACGACGCTACCGTTCTGTCCGCGATTTCGAACACGGACTACGAGGGCGAGATCCGCCAGTACGGTGACACGGTGAACATCCGTACGTCGCCGGAAGTGACGATCCGCGAGTACGTCAAGGGGCAGACCCTTCAGGTCGAGACCCCGGACAAGCCGAAGATCCAGCTTCTGATCGACAAGGGCGAGTACTTCGCCTGCGTCGAGGACGACGTGGATCGCGTTCAGTCGGACATCAACCTGATGGACACTTGGTCCAAGGACGCGTCCGAGAAGATGAAGATCAAGATCGACCAGCGCGTGCTGACCGACCTCCTCCCCGACGTTGGCGTTTACAACAAGGGGCTGACGGCGGGCGAGCAGTCGGCTTCGTTCAACCTTGGCGTCACCGGCACCCCGCTGACTGTGACGAAGGACGGCGCTGCTGCCACGACTCCGGTCGTGGATCTGCTCGTGGACCTCGGTACGGTGCTGGACGAAGCGAACTGCCCGGAGTCGGGTCGGTTCGTGGTGATCCCGGCGAAGATGGCCAACCTGATCAAGAAGTCGGAACTCAAGGATGCTTCGCTTTCGGGCGACGGCACCTCGATCCTGCGGAATGGTCGGCTGGGCATGATCGACCGCTTCACGCTGTACGTCAGCCACAACCTGTACCGCAACGGTGCTGAGTGGAGCGTCATCGCCGGTCACAAGATGGGCTTCACGTTCGCGTCCCAGATGACGAACATGGAGACCCTGCGTGCCGAGTCCACCTTCGGCAACATCGTTCGCGGCTTGCAGGTGTATGGCTACAAGGTTGTGAAGCCGGAAGCCCTCGCCACTGCCGTCGTCACGTTCTAACCCCGACTCAAGGGAGTATTTTTCATGGCTACTTACACCGATACCCTTGGGTTCTACAAGGGCACCGCTGGGTTCGATTCCAAGAACCCGTTCTGTGTCTCCAAGCTGGAGGTGACGCTGGACTTCGCCAAGATCATCGCGGCTCGCGCTGCGGCTGGTGCAACGGCGCTGGCGGCACTCGACGTGCTGGAAGTGCTGCGTATCCCGGCAGGCTCAATGCTGCTGGGTGCGGGCCTTGAGGTGCTGGAAGTCGAAACCGTCAACACGACGGGTACGCTCGACCTCTCCAACGGCGCGACGGCGCTGGCGATCAACGCTCTGGCGTTTGAGTCGAATCCGCTGGCGGCTCCGGTCGTCTACAACGCGGCAGACACGCTGGACATCACGATCAACACGGCTGCTCCGACGAACGCCGTGGTTCGTGCTTTCGCCATCGTGGTCAACCTCCTCTGATGAGGTGAACGGAGGGGGGCTTCGGCCCCCCTCCCTTGCCGGGAGCCGGATATGAGCGTTTATCGCGGTATTACGCTGAGTAACTTCCGCGCCGTCAACGTGACGGCGGATGTTTTGTCTGCTGGACAGTCACGGGGTAGTGCCCCGGTAACGAAGACGGCAAGTTTCACATTGGGCGCAACGGATTCGTTCGTTGTGTGCAATGGAGCAGCCGCCAACGTCACCATTACTCTCCCGACAGCCTCGGCCAACAAAGGCCGTGTCCTCAAGGTGAAGAACTTGTCGGGAACGTATACCGTAGTGTCATCGGCATCCAATGTCGTGCCAATCGGTAGCGGAACGGCAGGTACTGCTATTCTTGCTGCGACAGCCGGTGCGTGGGCAGAATTGGTCTGCGATGGCACCAACTGGGTGGTGATGGCTGCTGGTTGATAGAAGGGGGCTTCGGCCCCCTTCGCCTAGGAGAGTCTGATGCCTGCGAAGCGGATTCCAGATCTGCCGACGTTGACCGGCGCAGGATCAGTGGCTGGAGACCAGCTACTGATCTACGACGCCGATTTGGATACAACCAAAAGCATTACCCGTGCTGAGTTGGCGGCTGGGATATTGGCTGATCTACCTGCAGCGCCAACGGTTGGGACGTTGGGTGCGCAGAACTCGGATGCGGTCTCTATTACGGGTGGTTCCATCACTGGGGTCACGCTTAATACACTGGTCGCACCTCTACCTGTTGCAGATGGCGGTACAGGCGCATCTGATGCCGCAACTGCACGTACGAACCTCGGTGCCGCCGCTGCTGGTGCCAACAGCGACATCACTTCCCTCACTGGTCTGACCACACCGCTGAGCATCACGCAAGGCGGCACCGGGGCCGATTCAGCAGTGGCTGCACTTGCGGCATTGGGCGCTGCGGCGTCTGGTGCCAACAGCGACATCACTTCCCTTACCGGCCTGACCACACCACTGAGTGTGGCGCAGGGTGGTACAGGCGTTACCTCCTATGGTGCGCTGGCGACGGCAATGGGGGTGTTGTCTGTTTCGGCTTCTTCCCTCACCCAGAATGGGTATATCACGCTTGGCAATGGTCTGACATTGCAGTGGGGTAAGTACGAGCCGGGTGGGGATCTTGGGCAGAACACGTATGGACAGACGTTCCCCGTAGCGTTTGCCACAGCATGTTTCATAGTGCTCCCTGTCCCGATTGCGGGAGGCGATGCGTGGACTCAGGTAGAGCAGGGAACTGTCACGACCAGTGGCTGGACATGCCGCGTGCAGGCCGAGGAGCCGGGGAAAAAAATCAAGGGTTGGTATTGGCTGGCCCTAGGAAACTGACATGCCTACGAATCTTACCGGCTACGACATCAATGTAACTTACAACCAGTTACTGCATATCAGTGACGGTCCAGCCGCTGGTGAAAAAACTGTCTACGGTGGCACTGGTACGCCCACTGCGCTCAAGCTGGGCACTGGGTCGGCGTCGGTCGAGAACATTCAGTTCAACGGCAACACAATTTCGACGCTTGATGCCAATGGCAACCTGATTCTTGCTCCTAATGGCACTGGCGCTGTAGCCATGTCCAAGGTCGCAATTACGGGTGGGACCATCACTGGGATTATCGACCTTGCGCTTGCTGATGGCGGCACTGGTGCCTCGGATGCAGCGGGGGCGCGTACCAATCTCGGTCTCGGTACGATTGCCACGCAGAATGCTGATACTGTCGCCATTACTGGCGGCACGATCACCAACGTGACGTT